AAGTGTTTCTTACGATAAATTAACACCCTTGTTGATAGAAGCGGTAAAGGAGTTGACCCAAAAGGTGGCGTATCTAGAATCTAAAATTAGTGAGAAAGGCGAATAATTATGGCAGTAGTTTGGAATATAGTAAAGGTTGAATCGAATGTCTCTGATGGTGCTATCAAAATGGTACATTGGGAAGCCTCAGATTATGAAACGGAACAAGTTGGCGACAAACAGGTAATTCACCGTGGTAGACGTTACTCAAGTATACATGTTGAAGCAGATCCTTCTTCTGAAAACTACATTGCATGGGATGATGTCACTAAAGATATTGTACTCGGTTGGGTTAAATCTACGCTCGGAGAGGAAGAAGTTGCCGATATCGAATCGAATATCGCAAGAGATATTACTTTATCTAAAACGCCAGTTGAACATAACATTAATCCTTGGGACGTAGTTCCTGAAGTAGACACCAGTGAAGAAGTCGTCAACGATGAGACGCCCGATGAGGAAGGAAATAATGTTGATCCCGATTCGACAGCACACATCGATGAAGGCGAATAGTAATGACGGTTAGAGGTCGTTTACAGGAATCAGACGAATTTATCTTAGAAAGTGACATAAGATTTTCAAACGATACTTCTGCTACGACAGCCACTGCTAGTGGTTTGACAGTGTATANCGGTCAAACAATCACTGCTTTTGTTAAGACTGTTGGCGTGCCAGTAACTTCCACATATCCTCTTNTAAACTGTACAGTGAGTTCTTTAATTACTACAACACAGGTGACTACTGGTCATCACTTTTCCATCTTAAAACTTAATTTCGGTTCGTCTAGTACTGGCAGTTTTCAGTGTTACCTTAATACATCAGCTGGTAAAATTTTTCAGATTAGTGGTACATTCACTGGAGTCTCTACAACTCAAGCTGTTCAACCATTGACACTCGGAATGGAGTCTGGGGCAAAACACTACAACAATGTTGGGAAAACTCTTGATGATTTCAATGGTGAAACGATAAGACTGAATGACACGGACGTGAGAGCAATAGCAGAAGAGACCACAGGTTTGACCACCATCGATTTTGACGACCTTTATGGTAAAGAACATAACTTGGGCGGAATACCTGTAACCTATACTGGCACAAATTCATATACTGACACTGCTATTCCCAATCATACTGCTCTTGGTGGTACTAGTTCCACTTCATCCATAATCACCAATAGCCCTTTACTATTTGTAAGAAGGGTAAAGTTGACGTATAGCGGTACATCCGCATCAAAGTATTTGCACATTTCAGCTCAAAGGGGTAGTAACGGTTCATATTTTCATGGAGATGCTCAATTTTACGCATATTCTATTAATGGTACTGTGTATTATATTGACACGATCGGATCAACTACATCAACAAATAGTGGATGGAAAACCAAGATTGCCCAACTTTCAACATCTACTGATCCCGATGAATGGCACAATAGTGGAGGTTCTGAGTCATCGGTGTTTCATAACAATAGTGGTTCGAACGGAAGTTTCGTGATTAAGAATACTAATGCTGGTACTTATTTAAACAGAACTCCTAGTGGTGGTACAGGAAGAATACCTAATCCATTCATCACTTCTCTAACTGGAGATAATGTGGGGTATGGATTCTTTGAAACCAGCGGTAGCACAACCCCAGCTAGACAAGCGAACATATATTATCATGCTAGATCACCATCAATTTCTTTAAACGATGGGGACACCGTAGAAGTTTGGTATGGAGTGGACTGTGCTTCTTTAGATTTTATTAAGTTTGATATTATCGGTTTATCCTGATAAGGTACAATTATAAAATGACCCCTAGCCTTTTAAAAAGTATAAATAGACTTAGAAGATATTAAATAATTTAATCTAGGACTATTTCATATGGCGACCCCAGCATCTAGGCAAGATTTAATCGACTACTGTTTTAGACAGTTGGGCGATCCAGTAATCGAGATAAACGTTGACCCTGATCAAGCAGAAGAAAGAATCGACGAAGCATTACAATTCTATCAAGAATACCATTCAGATGCTACCAAGAAGATGTTTATCCCTCATACGATTACTGCCGATGACGTAACTAATAAGTTTATCACTGTAGCTGATTCGGTTATCTTTGTAGAGCGCATCTTACCTATCGCCGAAGATGCTGGCTTTAACATGTTTGATGTTAAATATCAGATGCACCTGAACGATGTTTATCAGTTAGGAAACCTTGGCAATCTTGCTTACTATGAAATGGTACAGCAAAATCTAGCTATGTATGATATGAAAATAGGTTCTGGTGCGAGCGAACTTATTAGGTGGGCACGCCACGAGAATAAAATATATCTTGATGTTGGCGAAGAAGACCTTAAAGTGGGGGGTATTATCATCGTAGCAGCAACTATGCACATTGCTCCTTATGATGGGGCTGCAGGTTATACCTCTATTTGGAACGATATGTTCCTTAAAAGATATTCAACTGCTCTTATCAAGAAACAATGGGGTGCTAACCTAATAAAGTTTGAAGGTATGCAACTTCCTGGAGGAGTGACGATTAACGGTCGTCAGATATATGAGGATGCAATGCAAGATCTAGAGAAGCTAGAAGAACAAGTAAGGTTAACTCACGAGTTACCAGTTAATTTCTTCATGGGGTAAAAGATGGCTACTAATGTATATTTTTCGCCCGCAGTAAAAAGCGAACAAAACCTATACGAAGATATCGTAATTGAATCTTTAAAAATGTATGGGCAGGATGTCTATTATCTACCAAGAAACATCGTAGAGCGTGATTACATTCTGGGCGAAACTGTAGAATCTCAATTTGACGATTCATATACATTAGAGATGTATATCGAAAACCCAGAAGGGTTCGGTGGTGAAAGCGAACTTATGACCAAGTTCGGGTTAGAGATTAGAGATACGGCAACGTTTGTGGTATCTAAAAGACGCTGGGAACAATCAGTAGGTGTCTTCAATAATGAGTTGACTAACTATAGACCTAACGAGGGTGATCTAATTTATCTCCCTATGTCTAAGTCTTTCTTCCAGATCGATAAAGTTGAGCATGAGAAACCTTTCTATCAACTCCAAAACTTACCGACCTATCAGCTTATCTGCTCTCTTTATGAGTTTGGCGATGAGAAGTTCGATACTGGTAATGCTGAAGTTGACAACATTAGTAACCTATTTGCCTATCAGCAAGAACTTACTATCAGCGGTATTGCTGGGACAGACTTTATTATAGGTGAGAATATTACCGAAACTTTAGAAGGTGGAGTTACTATTTCTGGCGCAATTGCATCATATAAAGATATTGCTTCTAGTACAACTTCTAAGATTTATCTTCACAGCATAAGAACTAGCGATAGTAAATATCATCAGTTTACTGTTGGCGGTAGTGTCACTACAGAAGTATCTGGTGGCTCTGGCACTATTACAGCTATTAAAGATATGGAGGGTGCTACAGAAGAATCCGTTCAAGATAACTACGCTAAGAACTATGAAATAGAAACTGAAGCTGCAGCCGTTCTTGACTTTACTGAATCAAACCCATTTGGAGACTTCTAATGTTTGGTGGTCATTTTTATCATGCTATTCTAAGAAAATCAGTAGCCATATTTGGAACTCTGTTTAATGATATAAACATTATTCGTCAGAGCGGTACTTCTGGTCAGATAGTAAAGGTTCCACTTTCTTATGGACCAAAACAAAAGTTTATTGCTAGGATTGAAGGACAAAAGAATCTTTCTTCTTCCAAAATAGCAATCAAGATCCCACGTTTGTCGTTTGAGATTACTTCTCTGACATATGACACCGAGTCTAAACTAAACCGATTTAACAAACTAGTAACTAATCAAACAGGGGATTCTGCGGATAGCGTTTCTTTTGTACCCTATAAGATTGGTATGCAGTTAAACATCTTGGCTAAGAACCAAGACGAAGGACTACAAATACTAGAACAAATACTTCCTATATTCCAACCAGAGTATACAGTATCAGCTAACCTTGTAGATGGTGTAGATCAAAATACAGATGTCCCTATTTCTTTAGAGGGAGTTTCTATCTCTGATGACTATGAAGGGGACTTCGAAGCAAGACGTGTACTAGTCTATACTCTAGACTTTACAATGCGTGTTAAGTTCTTTGGTAGTGCTGCTACGAATAAACTGGTTAAAGCTACAGAGGTTACTTTCCTTAATGCAGAAGATGATGCTCACATAGAAAACTTAAACACTCGAGTGGCTCCATTTGGATCTGATGGGACAGACGATTTCGGTATTGTTGAATCTAAGGACTTTATACCGACAGTAACTTCTATTACTATGACAGTCTCTGGGGATATCGCTTCAGGGTTTGGGTCAAACGAACCATTCTTGGGTGAAACCTCAGCGATCTATGGTTTGGTATCAAGAGCCTATGACGAAACAGATAACGAAACCACATTTACCCTTACGAATTTGGAAGGGTTCCCGCAAATTGGAGAAAATCTAGTAGGTCTAAATACTAGTACGACTGTTGAGGTCACCAATTACACGGTTAATTAATATGAGTAACAAAAAAGATGATGTTAATGATGATTACTCCTTTGCAAGAACTAACTATTACGAGTTAGTCGAAAAGGGGCAAGAGGCGATTGACTTGATGTTAGACCTTGCTCGTGAGAGTGAGCATCCTCGTGCATTTGAAGTTCTTTCTGGCATGATCAAAAATACTGCTGATGTTTCAGACAAACTTATGCATCTACAAAAGCAAAAGAAAGATGTAGATAAGATTGAAGCATCAGAACAACCAAAACAACTAACTCAAAATAATGTGTTTGTCGGTTCAGCTACAGATCTACAGAAGATGCTACATCAAAGGCGAGAAGAAAAGGAAATAGATGCAGAAGGTCAAGAATAGCGATCTTGGATATCTAGGCAATCCTAATGTAAAGCGTGATGGGGTTGAGCAAAACTGGAGCGTCCAAGAGATCTCAGAGTACAAACGTTGTATGGAGGATCCTTCATACTTCGCCGAAACCTACGTGAAAGTCGTTTCTCTCGACAAAGGTCTTGTGCCATTCAATCTATACCCCTACCAAAAGAATATGTTCGATCATTTTCAAGACAGTAGATTTTCTATCGTATTAGCTTGTCGGCAATCGGGCAAGTCTATCAGTTCGGTTGTGTATCTACTTTGGTATGCCCTATTCAATCCAGAGAAAACTGTAGCAATCCTAGCAAACAAGGGTGCTACTGCGAGAGAAATGCTAACTCGTATCACGCTTGCTCTCGAAAACTTACCTTTCTTTTTGCAACCTGGATGTAAAACTCTGAATAAAGGTTCAATAGAATTCAGTAATAACTCAAGGATTATTGCCTCTGCTACTAGCGGATCTTCTATTCGTGGTATGTCCGTTAACTTACTATTCCTTGACGAGTTTGCGTTTGTAGAGAATGCTGGACAGTTCTATACTAGTACATATCCAGTAGTATCTTCTGGTAAAACTTCTAGAGTTATCATAACTTCTACAGCAAATGGTATCGGTAACGTGTATCAAAAGTTATGGGAAGGGGCAGTACAAGGGACTAATGAATACAAACCATTCAGGGTTGACTGGTGGGATGTTCCAGGAAGAGACGAGGAATGGAAGAAACAAACCGTAGCAAACACATCTGAGTTACAGTTTGAGCAAGAGTTCGGTAACACGTTCCATGGTATTGGTAATACTCTTATCTCTCCAGATAAACTTATGGCGATGAAAGCATCTTCTCCGATTTATCAACAGGATGGTATAAAGGTATTTGAACGACCCCAAGTCGATCATAATTACATCATGTGCGTTGACGTAGCAAAAGGTCGTGGTAGAGATTATTCTACATTCAATATTATCGACACTAGTGTCAAACCATTTAAGCAGGTTGCGATTTATAGAAATAATATGATATCACCTTTGTTGTTCCCTGATATCATTTACAAATATGCCATGACTTACAATGAAGCATATGTTATAATCGAGAGTAATGATCAGGGAGCGGTAGTTGCTAATGGGTTGTATTATGACCTAGAATACGAGCAAACTCATGTTGAATCTATGGTAAAAGCAGGTTCAATCGGTGTTACGATGAACAAAAAGGTAAAAAGGATTGGTTGTTCTAATATGAAGGATTTAATAGAACAGTCAAAACTAGAAATCGTGGATTCGGAGACTATATTAGAAATGTCTACGTTTGTCGCAAGGGGGTCTTCTTTTGAAGCCAGCGACAACAATCACGACGACTTAGTGATGAACCTAGTAATGTTTGGTTGGTTTATCACTACCCCATTCTTCGGGGAAATGTCTGATATTGATATCAAGGGAATGTTATATGAAGAACAATTAAAAGCAATAGAACAGGATATGTTACCATTTGGATTTATGGACGATGGGAAAGAAGAAGAGGTTGAAGTAGACTCTACTGGTCAAAGGTGGATTGTCGACAGCAATACTGGACTTTTCTAATTGTATAAATACTTGTGTTGAATATTCGTATTATGCTCTCTTGTAAAATAAATTTAATTTAATGAGGAATTCCAAAATGGCTTTTCAAGTATCTCCAGGAGTTCAGGT